TAGACAGGACATTGGTTTAACTTTGGGATGGGAGATTAATCGCGTCACTGGTCGAGTGCGGGAACTGCTCGACAAAAACAAAATTATTGAGGCAGGGGATGATACAAGCCACTCAAAAGCTCGCAGATTATTGAAGGTGGCGGTGTGACCGCGTTAACACTTGATGAGTGCAAGGAGGTGATCAGACTGCATTACCTTGGTAAGCCAACGTGGGCAATCTCTGGTCAATTAAAAATTAGCTCTGGTCATATAAAAGCCATTCGTTACTGTAATAAGTTGCAGTATCCATTGACTGATTACCTAATGATTTTTGACAAACAATCTAAGGATAGGCCAATAGATGAAAAGCCTTGCGCATGGGATATTCGTTTGAGCATGAGGCTTGCCAGACTTCCTTTTAGTGAATGGGCTAACGCTATATGAGTGAAGTCATTTTCAAAGTGGATAACAAAAACGTATCGGGCATGATTTCCCAGATATGCGCAATGATTAATAAAGGCTTATTTATTGGCCCAGTTGAGGTGGTGTTAAGGCGAACCAAAAGAACTGATCCTCAGAACCGCAAACTTCAACCAATGATAAGGGATATTAGAACCCAAGTTGAATGGATGAATTTAACTAATGATAAAAGTTGGCGGGAGTTCTTTTGCGGCATTATCAAAGGTCAAAAGCCAGCAATAACGCCAGAAAATAACGTCATAATGATTGGCGTTTCATCTACGGAGTTGAGTGTTGAGCAGATGAGTGAGTGTATTGAGTATATGTATCACTTTGGCAGTGAGCGACAGGTTAAATGGAGTGAGCCAAGCCTAAAATTATATTCAGAATACAAAGAAGCCGCTTGATAGAAAAATCTGCCAAAGCAAAGGCAATAAAAATGCTATTGGCGGGTAGAAGCTACGTTGACATTGAAAAAGCAACGGGTGTAAAGAATGTTACCGCTAGAAGTTGGAATATGAAGCGTTTAAAAGGCATTACAAGCCTCAGTGAGATTCGTCAAAGCTGCCGTTATGACAGTGGAGCCATGTATGAACTGGCAGAAATCAATCAAGGCTGGGACACAGCAATGGCCCTTGATCTATTGCGCTATAAATTTACAGATTTTCCCAGATATTTTGAGAAGCAACAATGAAAAAGGCAGAGCGTTTGTATCTTGGTGATGTGGCTAGTATGGGCTGCATAGTCTGTCGTAACTCTGAATGGGGGGAAAGCCCTGCCGAAATCCATCATATTCGCAACGGGCAGGGAATGAGCCAGAGAGCATCTAATTACGAAGTCATTCCCCTATGCCCTGCACATCATCGAACAGGCGGTTATGGGATCGCTATTCACGCAGGCCAGCAAGAATGGGAAGCCGCTTGGGGAACTGAAAGAGCGTTACTTGAGCAGACCTTAATAGACATTAAAAGCCACCGAGGTCAGATCGTTGGGCGTTAGTAAAGCTGAGGAATCTCTGGCACTACAAATACGAGCCGTTAGGCTCCCAGAACCAGTGCGTGAACATCGTTTCCATCCAACTAGGAAGTGGCGGTTTGACTTTGCCTATCCTTCTCATTTGTTGGCTATAGAGGTTGAGGGTGGTGTATGGTCGGGAGGTAGACATACTAGGGGTTCTGGCTTCACAAATGACTGCGAAAAGTACAACGCAGCACTGATGAATGGGTGGCGTGTTTATCGCTGTACACCCGACATGATCAAGAAGGGAATTGTTGTGGCAGATTTATCAATCTTATTGGGGAAATTATGACAGGTAGACCGCTATTCGATGTGAATTGGGATCAAGTCGATGAGTTATGTGCAATTCAGTGTACAGGTGAAGAGATCGCGGGAGTATTAGGCTGTGATTACGACACGTTATCAAGGGCTTTAAAGCGTGAGAAAAACTGTTCTTTTGCGGAGTATTTTAGCCAAAAAGCCAGCAATGGCAAGAGAAGTTTAAGACGCGCCCAATATACAACCGCTATAGAAGGCAATCCTACTATGCAGATATGGCTAGGTAAAAACTGGCTAGGGCAGACTGACAAGATTGAAACAGCAATCACTCAGCTTCCCCCGATTGAAATTGAGTTGTATGCGGCTGAGTAAACCACAAAGCGAAGTATTTCGTGATGATACCCGCTTTAGAGTTATGGTCGCAGGCAGACGCTTTGGAAAGACTCATCTGGCTATCGTTGAGCTAGTAAGACAAGCCTTGCTAGATAATAAGAGACATTGCTGGTATGTCGCGCCAACGTATAAGGCAGCCAAGCAGATTGCGTGGGAATTACTAAAAGAGTTCCTACCTTTGGAATACATCGACAAACGCAACGAGAATGAGCTATCAATAAGGCTGCTCAATGGCTCAATGATTTCCTTGAAAGGTGCTGACAATCCAGACTCATTGCGAGGTGTTGGTCTGAACTTCATTGTGCTTGATGAGTTTGCTGACATGAAGAATACGGCATGGACTGAGGTACTACGCCCCACACTATCTGACAAAGGCGGTTCTGCTTTATTCATTGGATCACCCAAAGGCCGCAATCACTTCTATGACCTTTGGACTGATGGGGTCGATGGGCGTGAGGAATGGACTAGCTATCAGTTCACCACTCTTGATGGGGGTAACGTACCAGAAAAAGAGATTGAGTCAGCAAAGCGTGACTTAGATGAGCGCACATTTAATCAAGAGTACATGGCCCAGTTTGTTAACTACAGCGGCATTATTTACTACAACTTTGAGCGTGAGCAATCAGTGAAGAAATCAGAAGCGCACTCGCTCATGCCGCTACACATAGGAGTGGACTTCAACATCAACCCAATGTCAGCCGTGGTGTTTATCAGAGACAAGAATGACCTTTATGCAGTGGATGAGATTGTCATACATGGCTCAAATACGGATGAAATGGCAGATGAGATTCACCATAGATACCCTAATAGACCGATCACTATCTACCCTGATCCAGCAGCAAGGCAACGCAAGACAAGCGCAGGCGGCAAGACTGATTTATCCATCCTAGAAAACGCAGGTTTTACAGTCAAAGTGAGGCCAGCACATACCCCAGTTAGGGACAGAATTAATGCAGTCAATAGCAGGCTGAAAACAAAATCAGGTGATCGACATTTAATTGTTGATCCAAAGTGTAAACACGTTATTAAGGGGCTTGAGAGGCACACTTACAAAGAAGGAACTTCTCAGCCTGATAAAGATTCGGGGTTCGATCACATGAATGACGCGCTTGGTTATTGTGTGGATTATCTATTTCCAGTGCGTAAAGAAAGCACACAACGGCAGCCAACTAGGTGGACTTAATGGACAGTATCACAGACACGCATAATGCATACACGACAAACGCCCCAAAGTGGGAGTTTTTCTTGCGTTCTTATTTAGGCGGCAATGACTATAAAGAAGGTCATTATTTACTTAGATACATATTAGAAGATAATAAAGAATATCAAAAGCGGATCGACTTAACGCCACTGGATAACCATTGCAAGAATGTCATTAACATTTACTCATCGTTTATCTGGCGGCTTCCACCTACTCGCAATTTTGGCAATTTAGTTGAAGATCAAGCCCTGCAATCATTTATCAAAGATGCTGATATGGACGGGCGCAGCCTTAACTCTTTCATGAGCGAGGCCCAAATGTGGTCAGGCGTGTACGGTCATGTTTGGTTAATGATGGATAAGCCTGCCGTGGTTGCCAACACTCGCGCTGATGAGTTAGCGCAAGAAGTACGGCCTTATTTAACATTAATCACGCCAGAGAATGTATTAGATTGGCGATATGAGCGATCTGCAAATGGACGCTATGAGCTAGCCATGCTTAAAGTTCGTGAGTGGATTGAAGAGGAAGATGCTTTCTATCGCATTTGGGAAAAAGACACGATCAAGGCTTATGAAGTGATTGGTGAAGATGCCAGATTAGTCGAGAATGTTCCCAATCCGTTAGGCATCATTCCTGCGGTTTGTTTATACGGTAATCGTTCACCTATTCGCGGGATCGGAGTAAGCGACATTACAGACGTAGCTCAGATGCAAAGGGCTATTTATAATGAGCTTTCTGAGATTGAACAGTTAATCCGTATCAGCAATCATCCTAGTCTTGTGAAATCAGTTGACACAGATGCAGGCGCAGGCGCAGGCAGTGTCATTGAAGTCTCTGATACTGATTCAATTCAGCCCTATTTGTTGCAGCCCAGTGGTGGCAACTTGGACGCAATCCGAGCCAGCATTACTGACAAGGTTGAGTCAATTAACCGAATGACGCACATGGGCGCAGTCAGAGCTACGGATGCACAAACGAAGTCAGGCGTTGCCCTGCAAACCGAGTTCCAGTTGCTTAACGCTAAACTGTCTGAAAAGGCTGATTTATTGGAATTAGCTGAGGAACAATTATGGAACCTTTTTGCCATGTGGCAGGGAATTACCTCAGACATTATGGTTGATTACCCTGATACCTTTGATTTGCGGGACTACGGCACTGAGCTTGAGTTCTTACAACGCGCCAAGGCTTCTGGGGTTAATAGCCCCACCTTTAAAAAGGGCGTTGACAAGGCCATTGCAGAGCTAGTGTTAAGTGATGATGATTTAGCTCAAGCCACCATAGAAATACAAGAGGCTAAGACTATGGGCGAGTTTGAAGATGCTCAAATCTACAAGTATCACATCGACTCAGGCGTAGTTACTAAAAACGAGGTTCGTAGTGATCTTGGTTTGGAATCCGTAGCAGGCGGTGACGCGGCTATTGAAATCATCCAACCTTCACAGCAGTCAGGTGGCGAATGAGTCAAGCGGCTTTAGCTCACGCTAATAATTTGACAGAACTGGCTCAGTCACATGGGCGGCTTATTGATGAGGCTTTGATGAGTCTTGAGCTTGAGGTGGCTAAGTTAATTGATGGACTGCCTACCCAAGCAGGCGCACTTAATGACCTGTCAGCCGCTATTGATGTTCGCAGGGGTTTGCGTGAGGCAATCGAGGCTCAATTACTTTTGCCTTATAACGACATTGTGGACTCGTTGGATGAGGTGGTCGCAGGGGTGGCTAGTCAATATCAAGCCCAGTTAGTTGGCGGTATATTGCCCTCAAATCAGGCATCCGTTATTGCTGAATTAAAGCGGTTAACCTTTAGTGGGTTTGAGGATATTGCTAACTCTCATTTAGACACTATGGCCCGATTAGTTTATCAATCGACTTTGGTAGGTGAGGCTTCAACCGATCTTGTGCAGCGTATAAGGCACTCGATAAACGGGGTATACATTCGCGCTAATTCTGATGAGATCAATGACCTTGTTGAGTTTGTCAGGAATAACAAAGACGATCCAGCCAAGGCCGAGGCAGTTGATCAAGCAATCAGCAGGCTTCAAAGGGAGTACGCTTCTGATCGGGCAGGGCAAAACTTAAAGCGATATGTGGGGGTCTATTCTCATGATTCTTTGATGCAGTTTTCTGCAAATATTAACTACTCAGTGGCAAAGGAGTTGGGTGCTGATAAGTGGGTTTACTTTGGCGCGTTGGTTGAGGACAGTCGCCCGTTTTGCCAGAAATACAAAGATCAAGTTCTGACCACAGA